ATATTAGCAGAGAATAACAAGGCTAGGTTATTGTATCATTTTAAGAATAGGGGATATAGAGCGTTTTCAATGAATAGACCTGACAAGCATAAAACAAAGCTATCTAAGACTGAATTAGAGATAGGTGGTATACCTAACTCATCCGAGGACGTTAGGCAAGCGCATGCATCAGCTATTGAGACGTATATTGAGGAGTATGTAGGTCTTGATACTGAAGGAACATATAGAGATCCTGACTGTATGGGATCTATGTATTTTACAAAGACTTTAGAAGATTGGGCTAGATTTGATCCAAATAATAGAACAAAACATGATGCTTCTATTAGTTCAGGTCTAGCTATAATGGCTACACGTAAGCATTTATTTGAAACAGAGAAAAAAGAATCGAAAATAAGTATTAAATTTGTAAAATACGACAATCGTGGAATTAGAAGCGAAATACTAAAATAATGGAGAAATTATCAGTTGTAATTTATCAATCACCATTTCCAAATCAAATGGCTAGTGACGAGGAGAAGTCAACTACCGAGTATGGATTAAAGGTAGCCAAGTCTATTGAGGGGGAGTGGTTTAAACGTAAAGCAAATACATGTCGGTTCTATGATCAATGGGGTGAATTCCATCGTTTAAGATTATACGCAAGAGGTGAACAACCTGTACAAAAATATAAGGATGAGTTATCAGTAAATGGAGATATGTCTATGTTAAATTTAGACTGGACTCCAATTCCTATTATACCTAAGTTTGTTGATATTGTTGTCAACGGAATGAATGATAGGCTTTTTACAATTAAAGCTGAATCTCAAGATGTTATGTCTGCTGAAAAGAAAAACATATTTCAAGATATGATTGAGGCTGACATGATAGCTAAAGATTTCTTACAGATGACAAAAGATCAATTTGGTATTGATGCCTTTAATGTTAATCCTGATGAGTTGCCTGAGAATGATGAAGAGCTTTCATTATATATGCAGTTAAAATATAAACCTTCTATAGAGATTGCTGAGGAGGTTGCTATTGACACTATTCTTAAAATGAATGAATACTCAAAAATAAAGAAGTTAATCGATTACGATTTAACTGTTTTGGGTAAGGCTGTTGCAAGACATACATTTTTAGTTAACGATGGATTAAAAGTTGATTATGTAGATCCTGCAAACTTCATTCATAGCTACACTGAATTGAATGACTTTTCAGATTGCTATTACTTTGGTGAGGTTAAGCAGGTTCATTATACTGAGCTTTTAAAAATTAATCCAAACTTAACTGACGATCAATTAAAAGAAATACGTAACGCTTCATCTGCTTGGTATGACTACTTTCCTATTATTAGAAACTATCAAGATGATGCATTCTTAAATGAGGTTGTAACATTACTTTATTTAAATTATAAAACCACTAAAAGATTTGTTTGGAAGAAAAAAATTCTTGAGAATGGTGGTGAGCGAATTATTAGAAAGAGCGATACATTCAATCCTCCTGTTGAGGAAGGAATGATGTTTGAAAAAGTTGAGACAGTTCGTGATGTATGGTATGAAGGTATATTGGTAGGCGGTTCTAATATTATGTTGAAGTGGGACATGATGAAGAACATGGTTAGACCTAAGTCAGCTACACAAAGAGCACTTCCTAACTATGTAATGTTTGCGCCTAGAATGTACAAAGGAAATACTGAGTCATTAGTAAGACGTATGATTCCTTTTGCTGATCAGATACAATTAACTCACTTAAAGTTACAACAAGTAATGAATAGGGTAGTTCCTGATGGGGTATTTATTGACGCTGATGGTATCAATGAAGTTGACCTAGGTACTGGAGCAGCATATAACCCAGAGGATGCTTTAAAATTATATTTCCAAACTGGTAGTGTTATTGGTAGAAGTTACACGCAAGATGGTGAGTTTAATAATGCTAGAGTTCCTATCCAAGAGTTGAATTCAAATAGTGGTCAATCAAAAATGGCTGCATTGATAGGTAACTATAATCACTATCTAAATATGATACGTGATGTGACTGGCATTAATGAGGTAAGGGATGGGTCTACACCTAGTCCTGACGCTTTGGTTGGAGTTCAGAAGCTAGCTGCATTGAATTCAAATACAGCTACTAGGCATATATTAGAAGGTGGTTTAAATATAACAAAAAGATTAGCTGAATGTCTATCTATAAGAGTTGCTGATATATTAGAGTATTCTGACTTTGCTGAAGAGTTTGCAATGCAGATTGGTAAATATAATGTTGCGATACTTGATGATATAAAGGATCTTTATTTGCATGACTTTGGTATATTTATCGAGTTAGCTCCAGATGAAGAACAAAAACAAATGCTTGAGGCAAATATTCAAGTTTCATTACAACAGCAGACAATTGATTTAGAGGATGCTATTGATATTAGAATGATTAACAATATTAAGCTAGCAAATGAGTTATTAAAGTTGAAGAGAAGAAAGAGAATGGAGCAGAAGCAGAAAGAACAAGAAATGCAGTTTCAAATGCAAATGCAAAGTAACATTCAATCTCAACAAGCTGCTGCTGAATCTAAAGCTCAGTTACTTCAACTTGAAGCTCAATCTAAGATTCAGTTAAGAGAAGCTGAGATGAATTTTGCTGTTCAACAAATGCAAGCTGAAGCAGCTATCAAAGCTCAATTAATGGATAAGGAATTCCAATACAATATGCAGTTAAAGGGTATTGAGACGGATAACTTAATGAAGCGAGAAGAGAAAAAAGAAGAAGCTAAAGATAAACGAGTTGATCTTCAAGCAACAAGACAATCTGAATTAATTAATCAAAGAAAGAATAACTTACCTCCTTTGAATTTCGAAAGTACAGAAGATTCTTTAGATGGTTTTGATTTGGAATCATTTAATCCTAAATAATGAATAACATAATATGCAAATGCATATAAAACGATTCATTTGTATAATATAGTATGCAAATGCATATAAAAAAAATAATTATTAACTTTGTAAAAATTTAATTAAATGGAAGGAGAATTTAAAGTAAGAGCAGTTGACTTTGAAGAAAAGTCAGTTGCAGAGATAGAACAGCAATTGCTTAACGAGCATGCTGAAAAAACAGGACAAGTTCAAGATGAAGCACCTGTAGATAAAATTGAAGTTAATGAATCAATAGATAAACCTATTGATACACTAATCGAACCTCAAGAAATTGAGATAGATGACAACAAAGTTCTTTCATATATTGGAAAAAGATATAACAAAGAGATTAGCAATCTTGACGAATTGTTTGAGCAAAGATCAAGCAATGATGATTTAGATCCAGAGGTTGCTACCTATTTGAAATATAAAAAAGAAACTGGTCGTGGTATCGAGGACTTTATTCAATTAAATAAAGACTATGATTCTATGGATCAGGACCAATTGCTATTTGAATATCGCAAGAACAAAGACAAAGATCTTGATATTGATGATATTAAATTCGATCTTGATACTCAGTTTGGATATGATCCAGACTTTGATGATGAAAAGGAGATTAAGAAAAAGCAGTTGGCTAAGAAAAAAGAACTCACCAAAGCTAAGGAGTACTTTAACGGATTAAAGGAGCAGTACAAAGTTCCTCTTGAGTCAAGAGAATCTTTTGTTCCGCAAGAAGAAAAAGAAACTTACGAAGCTTACAAGAGTTATAAACAAGCTACGACTCAAGCGGAGGAGGAGCAAGCAAAAAGGTCAAAGTATTTCGCTGACAAAACTTCTGAGTTATTCTCTGAAAAGTTCGAAGGTTTCGGATTTAGTTTAGATGAGAATAAGAAATTAGTTTATAAACCATCTGAAACACCAGACCTACTTAAAGAGCAATCTAATCTTCAAAACTTTGTATCAAGGTTTTTGAATGATGAAGGTTATCTTAAGGACGCTGAATCTTTCCATCGTGCTATTGCAGTGGCTTCGAACCCAGAAAAGTTTGCCAAGTTCTTTTATGAGAAAGGAATGGCAGATGCGGTTGACAATGTGGCTAAAGAGTCAAAAAATATTGATATGACTCGACAAGCTACACAAGTTACACCAGCTCCAGGTTTCAGAGTTACAGCTATAGATGATGATCGTGGCAACAGATTAGTAATTAGAAACAAAAACAAAAATTAGAAAAAATGGCTGGTACATTACAAGCGAATCCTGGTGTTGCAATTACACCTAGCGCAGTTAAGGCAACATTGCCTACAAATTACATTACTAACTTTGATTTCTTGAATCAGTATCTTCCTGATACTTATGAGCAAGAATTCGAGCGTTATGGAAACCGATCAATCGCATCTTTCTTGCGTATGGTAGGTGCTGAACTTCCTTCTAACTCTGACTTAATTAAATGGGCAGAGCAAGGTCGTTTGCATACTAAATATGCAGCTGTTAATGCTGATGACGCTATTAACTCAACTACAGCTGACTTTACAGTTGGTGATGCTACAATTACAGAGTGTAACTTCCGAGTTAACCAAACTGTATTTTTATCTGCTAACTCAGGAACTGCTGCTGCTAAAGGTATTGTTACTGCTGTATCTGGTTTAACTTTTACTGTGGCTTTCTATTCTACAACTGGTTCTCCATTTGCTCAAAATGATACTGTAACCGCATTTGTTTATGGTTCTGAATTTAGAAAAGGAGATTCTGGAATGGTTGGTTCATTGGAAGCTGAAGATGATATCTTTGAGTGTAAGCCAATTATCATTAAAGATAAGTATGTTGTATCTGGTTCTGATATGGCACAAATCGGATGGGTTGAAGTAACAACTGAAAATGGTGCTACAGGATATTTATGGTATATGAAATCAGAGCACGAAACTCGTTTACGTTTTGAGGATTATCTTGAAATGTCAATGGTAGAAGGTGTTGTTGCTGATCCTGGTTCTGATGCTGCTACTTTCTTAGGTGGTGGTTCTGCTGGTACTCAAGGTTTATTTGATACTGTTGAATCAAGAGGTAATGTATGGTCTGGTGGTAATCCAACTTCATTATCTGATTTTGATACTATCGTACAACGTCTTGACAAGCAAGGAGCTATTGCTGAAAATGCATTGTTCTTGAATCGTCAATTTTCTTTTGATATCGATGATATGTTAGCTGCTCAAAACTCTTACGGAGTTGGTGGTACATCTTACGGATTATTCGATAACAGCGAGCAAATGGCTTTGAATCTTGGATTTACAGGATTCCGTAGAGGTTATGAGTTCTACAAAACTGACTGGAAATATCTTAACGATGCTACTCTTCGT